AAGAAGTTTGGCGGATTTACTGGCGCGCCTAAAGATGGCTACGCAGGGCCGGAAGGCATTGAAAGTGACGATGCGCTACTACAAGAGTTAACTGAATTTGCATCAAAGACTAACATGAGCCAAGAAGCATTTGGTGAAGCATGGGAGTTACTGAGCGCGCAAAGCAGTGCAGTAGAAACTGTAAGCCGCGAACAAGAAATTGCCAAGCTGGGCGACAATGCTGGTGAACGGATTAAGCAAGTAGAAGGCTTTTTAAAAAACAACCTAGACTCCGATGATTATGAAAAAGTAATGGATTTAGTTACTGACGCAAAATCTATTCAGCTTGTTGAGGCCTTAGTTAGAGCAACATCTCCAGTCAAGCTACCTATTGATGGCGGGGAAAGTCCTACCGGAATGACCTGGGCAGACATTGAAACAGAGATGTTTAAAAAGTCAGAAAGTGGGCAGCTACTTCGCAGTGTTGATATGAACCATGAAAAGAAAATACAAAAAATGATGCAAGACTTTGGCGGCAATAAACCGCACATTAGAACTTTTGGTTGATTTACATGGGGTTAAAGGTGTATAATCGAGGCACTGGACACCCCTTTCTTTTAAGGCCCAGTAAATTTAGGTTGAATGCTGACCAAGTTTACTCGGGTACTCAGCTAAAACCTTGAAAAACTATTTTTAATATTACTCTTTTTCGAGGAAATTCTTATGAGTAACGTACTATCATCCGTGGCAGTCACGGAATTTGACTCAATGGTCAAACACGCCTACCAAGGCACTGGTCTATTGAAGTCTGCTGTAACCGTTCGTAATAACGTAGTTGGCGACACCTACAAGTTCCGTAAAATGGGCAAAGGCCTAGCTAATCAAAAAGCCACTTCTGCTGAAGTAGTTGCAATGAACGTCGGTCACGAGTTTAGCGTAGCTACTCTTGGCAACTGGAATGCTCCAGAGTTCACTGACATCTTTGACGCTCAAGAAGTAAACTTTGACGAGAAGCAAGAGCTGGCCAGCACTATTGCAAATGCCCTTGGTCGTCGATCCGATCAGCTCGTTATTGACGCAATGGACGACGCTGCATCTTATGCTGCTACTGTTGGCACTGGTGTCGGTGGAACTGCATCTAACTTGAACATGGCTAAGATCATTAAAGCCCAAGTCTCTCTTCGCGCTAAAGGCGTACCTAACTCTGAGCTATATGCTGCTATTAACGCATTAGGTCTGGGCGGTTTGCTGAACGACGAGAAGATCACTAACGCTGATTACCAGAATGTAAAAGCTCTTGTAAACGGTGAAGTTGATACTCTTGCTGGCTTTAAGTTTATTGTTCTTGAAGATCGCGTAGAAGGTGGTTTGACTGTTGCTACTAACGTAGTAGATTCTTACTTCTTCGCCCGTCCTGCTGTTGGCTTGGCCATCGGTATTGACATGAAGACTGACATTGATTGGGTTCCTGAGCGCACTTCTTGGTTGTGTAACGGTATGTTGAAAGCTGGCGCGGTTGCTCGTGACACTGACGGCATCGTTAAGGTTCAGTACACTCAGACTGCTTAATGTTGTAATGTTGTAAACTGAATGGGGGTTTCGGCCCCCTTTCTTTTAATCTCAAAAGGTTTTTTATGGCTACTAAGCTCCAGTTAATTTCTAACGCTTTAATTTTAATTGGCGACTTGCCTATAACATCTTTGGTCGGTAATTCTCGCGCCCAAACTGTTGCCAATAACTTATATGACAACATTGTCCAAAACGAATTAACTAAATACAGATGGGGTTTTGCTCGCCGTAAAGCGCAGTTAAGCCTAACAACTGAAGTACCGGTTGGAACAGAGTACAGTTCAGTTTATCAATTGCCAGCGGACATGCTGGTTCTCATCAAGTTAAACCCTGGAATCAATTACCAAATCCTTGGCGACAAAGTTTACTGTAACTATACGGGTGCTTTATATTGCGACTACATTGCTAATGTAGATGAACAGCACTGGCCCGTTTACTTTGCCAAGATGATTGAGTACGCACTGGGTATGGATTTTGCGCCATCTATTAGAGATAGTGCAGCCTCAATGGAGCTTTTGTCGAACCAGTATATGAATGCTTCGCGCATGGCTCGGTTTACTGACGCACAACAACATCCTCAGACACCTATTCAAGACAGACCATTTATCAACGTAAGACGCTAAAACTCTACCGCTGAAGGAACATTATGCCTAAGTCGCAATTTTTACAAAGTAGTTTTGCTAGTGGCGAACTATCTCCTTTAATCCTTGGACGTACTGACTTAGATCAGTATTACAAAGGCGGTCAAACTGCTGAGAACGTTGTTATTGTTCCTCAAGGTGGAATTAAGCGCAGACCTGGAACTAAATATGTTTCTACGCCAATACAAGGTTTAAGCCGCAGACCAACTGTGCCTACAATGCCAAGTGGCGGCCCTGCTGCAAACATTAATGACGGTAATCCTTTAACCTATGGCATAACGGGTACTGGCATAGCTGGTGGCGGTGTATTAGCTCAATACGACTTTGGAGCTCCTGTTTCTTTTGAGTTTATTGATTTAAGGGCAATTTCTGTTGTTACTCTTTTTGGGCAAAATGAGGCTGTTACTAACACGGTAAGGCTAGAGGTTTCATCAAACGGAACAACATGGTTGCAATTCGGCCCTGCAAACAAGTTAGCTATAAGCAGTAAGTTTGAGTCTAGCGGAAGATTCTCGTATGAGACTGGAGGTCAATCTTGGCAATATTTTCGCCTAATAACTGAAGGCGCTCTTAATTTTGGGCAAACAATTAAAATTGGAGAGTTTAATGTTAAATATCAAAATGGATTTGTTTCTGGAATTAAAACTTTTGATTTTAGCATTGGCTCTGATGAGCATTACTTAGGTGTTTTAACTTCTGGCAATATCAGGTTTTATCGCGCACCTCATTCTGGCAGTGCAGATACAGTTTATGTTGGCGATGTTATTGTTCCTTATGGGGCAAGTGATGTTGCTGATGTTCGTGATGTGCAGACAGAAAGTGTCATGATAACCTTCAGCCAAAATCACGCTCCTGATAGAATTATATTTAATGGGGTTATCCCTGATGGGAATCAAAATAGATTTCCTGCATTTACTTCTGGCCCAGTTCCGTTTAGTAATGTGCCTCAGTACGATTACAATGATTCAGATAGCCCCGTCGCTGAGTCAGCAGTACAAAATATTTTGTTTGCTAACTCCTTTGTAGCAGGCGACCGATACCAAGTAGATGTTCAAGGAGTGTTAAGCAAGAATATTTCTTTTGGAGGCGATCCTGAGTCAACTGCTTTTAATTTACAAAAAAACCTACAAGAAATGCCAATCTTTGGTGACACTGGAGTTACAGTTACTGGAAGTAGTACATATGGCCCTTATACAATTACAATTAGCGATGAATCTGCTCAACCTTTAAAGTTATTTTCGGGTTTTCAAACATCTGGTTCTAGCGGAAATCACACAATTTCCTTCTCTAGAACAGCAATTGGGGTGTCTAGAAAAGAAGATGTGTGGAGTTCTACTCGCGGATTTCCTTTAATGGGTGCTTTTAATGAGGGCAGGCTATGGATAGGCGGCACTAAGTCTAAGCGTCAAAGTTTGTTTGCATCTAAGTCAGGTGATTTGTTTAACTTCTTTTCAGAGGAGGGTGCAGATGACGATGGAATCTTTGTAACCATTAACTCTCGCAACCTTACAGAGATTGTAGATGTAAACCCAGATCGCGGCTTGCAAGTGTTTTGTTCTGGCGCTGAATTTATTGTTAAAGGTAACACGCCATCTACAGTTATAATCGAAGCAGAAACTCAGCTTGGCTCGTTTAACTTAGAGTCTAAAGCTCTTGATGGCGCTACTTTGTTTATTAACGGAAATGGAAACACGCTACGTCAATACCTGTACAACTTCAATGAGGATGCTTATACCAGTAACGACATATCAGTTCTGTCTTCTCATTTGATTAATAAGCCTCTAGACATGGCTGCTCTTGACGGAACTTCATCTGAAGACGCTTCATGGGTATTTATTATTAATCAAGACGGAACCGCTTCGGTATTAAACACAGTTAGAGCGCAGGACATTAATGGATTTACTAAATGGCAGCCTC